ATGGCTCAGGCTGCGGTAATCAGCATTACAGGCGTTCAGGGTATAAATCTTGTTGCCACCATTCCCGCAAATTCTAAGATTATTTCTGTAGTTTTGAACGTTACCACCGCTAACGATGACAGCACGGCATCTACCGTTTCTGTTGGAACCTTTGCCGATGCGGATGCTTTCCTCAGCGCGACTAGTGTCCAAGCCGCAGGTGTTACTTTTAGTGACGTTATGACGTCTGCCTCTACCGACGTAGGCACTACGGATGTCCAAGTTATAGCTACTTTTGCTGCTACAGACGAGGACGGAACGGCGGGTGTTGCAGACTGTACTGTAATGTACATTCAGAACGCTAACCTTGTTTAAGGGGTGACTTATGGCTGGATCAGATGTTAAGTCTAAGCGACTGACAGGCACCGGTTCTGCTGGTGTCGGTCCTGCTCGCATACGTCAAATACAGGTTTTAACGGACGCTGTCGGAGCTGGTCGTTTGACTATTACAGACGGTAATGGCGGCACGACAGCTTTGGATATCGACTTTAAAACAGACGATTCTCATTCTATTAACATCCCGGATGAGGGTATACGCGTGTCGGATATATACGTCTCTGTTGAGACTAATATTACGGCAATGACGGTTTTTTACAGTTAGATGGCTAGTACAAAGGCCGTAAAAAGAAGCCCTTCGGGGCGTCTTAGCTACCGCGGAGAGACGTTTTCCGGCTATAACAAGCCTAAAAGAACGTCTGGCGGTAGCAAAAAGTTTGCGGTCCTTGCTAAGAAAGGCGATGACGTAAAGCTTGTCCGTTTTGGGGACCCTAATATGACCATTAAAAAGGACATCCCTGCTAGGCGAGCAAGCTTTAGAGCACGTCATAACTGCGATACGGCAAAAGACAAGTTCTCTGCACGTTACTGGAGTTGCAAGAAATGGTAGGTAATGAGCATTTAGAGAAGGAAGTAAACGACGTGAAGCGCCAGATGGCCGTCGTTGAAACTATTTTGCACCGCATTGAGAACAACCATCTTGACCACATGGAAAATGATATACGTGATCTGCGGAACAAGAACTGGATGGATTTTAGCCGGTATAGCTAGTCAACTTTCTGCGACATTAGTCGCGGTTGTTATGATGATATTAGGTTAGGAGAAGGTTATGAAATGCAGTCCTCGCAAAATGGAAGCCATGGGTATGATGTATGGCGGCGAAGTTAAGCCTAAGAAAATGGCTAAAGGCGGTTGTGCTGTAAAAGGCATGAAAGTTGGCGGACCAGTAAAAATGAACAAAGGCGGTTGTGCGGTTAGAGGTATGAAGTAATGGCTAAGCGTGGTCTTTATTCAAACATAAACGATAAAAAGAAACGTATAGCGGCGGGTTCGGGTGAGACAATGCGTTCCCCGGGAACCACAGGTGCTCCAACCGCAGCAGCGTTTAAAAAAGCGGCGAAAACTGCTAGGAAGAAATAATGGCTGTTTCTGGATCAAAAGATTTTGAATTAGACGTTTCCGATTATATCGAAGAGGCGTTTGAGCGATGCGGAAAAGAGATGCGTACCGGGTACGATCTAAAAACTGCCAAGCGCTCTATGAATCTTTTGTTTGCGGATTGGGCTAATCGTGGTTTGAACCAGTGGACCATTCAACAGGTCACTACCACACTAACTCAGGGCGTCTCTGAGATTAACGTAGGCGCTGACACCATTGATATTTTGTCCATAGTGGTTCGCCGGGACAACACGGATTACGGCATACAACGTTTGAGTCGGGATGACTATATAAACATCCCAAATAAAACGCAGCAGTCTAGGTCGTCACAATGGTTTTTGGACCGTTTAATAAGCCCGGTGTTAAAGCTGTGGCCTGTCCCGGACAACAGTACTGACCAAATTATTTACAACCGTTTATGCGGATTCTGCAACAGACACGTTGCAAATACCGTTTCGTTTTTACCCGGCATTGGCCGCGGGCCTGGCGTATTACATTGCAATCAAGAAAGCACCGGACAGAATACAATTGCTAAAATCTTTGTACGAAGAAGAAATGCAGCGTGCGATGGACGAAGACCGTGACCGGGCTTCTTTTAATATTGTTCCAAGCTTAGCGTATTCTAGGAATCTGTAATGGGCAAGTTTGCTACGGGTAAAAACGCCTACGGCATTTCAGACCGCTCCGGGTTTCGTTACAAGCTTAACGACATGAAAAAAGAGTGGACCGGGATGCTGGTCGGAAGGGATGAGTTTGAAGTTAAACAGCCTCAACTTAATCCTCGCCGGAAAGTTATTGACCCGCAGGCTTTAAAAGATGCTCGCCCGGATAGGGTGGAGCCATTAGATGTGTACGTAGGCGTTCCTTTAGTAGAAGCGCCAAACTTAAAACCGGTTACAGGTTTTTGCCAAGTAGGTAGCGTGACGGTGGTAATTACATGAGTTTTACTTACGATCAATTAAAAACGGCAATACAAGATTACACGCAAAACGAAGAAACAAGTTTTGTGAATAACTTGCCGGTTTTTATACGCGTGGCCGAAGAGCGTATCTTAAAGAACGTTCAACTTACGCTTTTTCGTAAAAACGCTACAGCAAACATGACGGCAAGCAATCAATACCTTGCGGCTCCTAGCGACTTTTTAGCACCGTTTTCGCTGTCTTACACGGACGGTGACGGTAA